TGTCGAGTGTTGGCGATTTCCTTAATAGTTCAGATCTAGCAAGGGAGCGCCAAAAGGCAACCATGGAGTATGGGATGCTCGCTCAAGGACACCTGTCCCCGCAAGGTGTCTCCCAAATTGTATCCTCTGACACAGTTGAGGCTATTGAGGGATACACCGCGATTATTGCTGAGTTGATGTTCAACAACAACAAAATAGCCAGGTTTCTACCCTGCGGTAACAAACCGCTGGACTACCATAATGCTAAAACAGCAACTGACCTTGTAAACTACACTATTTTCAAGCAAAATAATGGTTGGGAAGTAATGAATACGTGGGTGAAAGCAGCCCTTCTGTGGAAGAATTCCATCATCCGGTATGAGTTTATTGAAGATTTTGAGTATGAAATAATCGAATATGATGAGATTTCTCAGGAAAACCTGGACTTGATTCTTGCTGACTCCGATATTGAGGTGATCGGTGAGCTGAAGATGGAGCAACGTCTCCAAGAGAACCCTGAAACGGGTGGTGCTGAGTATGGTATCGTGTATATTGATGTTCGTCTCAAGAAGAAGCATGATAAAACACGTATCATGATCAAACCTGTGCATCCTGAAAGTTTTCGTATTACTCGGGATGCTCATACTCTTGATGATGCAGCTTTTGTGGGTATTCAAGTAGACTTGACACGATCAGAGGTACGTAAATACTTCCCTGATATGGCTGACAGCATCGATTGGGATACCATCGGTGACGGATCCTACGATTGGGCCACCAAATATACCGAAGAGCAGTCTGCTCGTAAGCGATTGATAGGTGAGGAATACTGGTTGGGTGGTAATTCGCGTGAGTTGTACCCTACCGAGGCCAACCGTCAGCTGACTGTCATCGAATGTTGGATCCGGGTGGATCGTGATGGTGATGGTATCGCTGAATTGAAGCATTTTGTGATTGCTGGTGGGACTATCCTGCTGGAAGAAGATACTGACTGTATCCCACTAGCTTCTTTGTGCCCATTTGAGGTACCGCACGAGTTCCACGGTCTGTCTGTTGCTGATATGATTCGTCCTTCTACACTAGCCACAACTGCTATCCTCCGTGGATTCGTTGAGAATGTATATTTGACGAACTATTCACCGAAACTCGCTGATCCGAATGTAGTTGACTTCTCTGCTTTGCAGAATATGAAGCCAAAACAGATTATTGCAACCAATGGTAATCCAAACGCTGCTGTTGCTGCAATGACTCCTGACACAATCAGCACAGGTACAGTTCCGCTGTTGGAAATACTCCAGTTGCACAAAGAGCAAGCCACAGGTCTCTCAAAAGCTGCCCAAGGGTTGAACGATACGCTGTATGTATCAGGAAACTCTGAGGAGAAAATGCAGAAAGCAATGTCTGCTGCTCAAGTGCGTATCCAGTACATGGCACGTAGGTTTGCTGAGACAGGGTTCAAGCGGTTGGTAGAAGGTATCTACAAGCTCCTACGCACACGTCTCCGTGGTAAGCAAGTTGGTTTCTATGACTCCAACGACTACTATAAAACAGTGGATCCATCGATGCTCCCTGATAACATGCTCCTGTATATCACAGCTGATGTTGGAGAGAACAGCAACAGTAATATCCTCCGTAAGATGAATATTATTGGACAACAGCTGATTCCCGCGCTACAGCAAGCTGGTGCTGGTGGAGCTATCAATCCTGCAGCTGCTGTAAACATTGCTTGTAAAGCTATTGAGTCTATGGATGAGGATCCTTTAGACTATCTTGTTGACTACACCGATCCTAAGTTCTTGGAGGGTGTGCAAGCTGACAAAGAGAACAACCAGAAGGCAGCAGAGAAGCAGAAGGCCATGGAAGAGGAAGCTAAACAGATTGATCTGCAACAACGCAGGGCCACTTTAGATCTGACCCGTATCCAAGCCAAGAACTCCATCTCGGATAACGTCAAGCAGATGGCTGTTGCTCTTGATAAGAGTGTACAGGAACGTCTGAAGATCTATGTATCGGCTGCTAAAGAGGGTGTTGAGCTACCTGAGATGCCCTCTATTGAATCCTTGATGAAAATCGCACGAGAGTTCGTGGAAGATCAGATGGTACCTAAAGAAGAAATAGAACAACGACCGGGGCCAGCCGCTGATATGGCTGACCCTAACAAACAGTAAAGGTGATTATGGACAAATACCGAGATGGCTTCTACAAGAAGGTGAAGCCACGGATGGACGTCGAGTCCGGTGAATACAAAATCGAACCCTTCCGCGAGTCCCAACGGGCTTTAGGCAGGGCACAGTTCGTACAACGTGAACGAGAACAATTCTTTGGTGAAGCATATGGAGACATCTTAGCAGATCTCTTTGTTGCATGGCTGAAGAGTGAACCTCATGCAACCAAAGAACGAGAGTTCTTGTATTCCTCTGCTATGGCTTTGGGATCAATCAAAGAGAAATTAGTTGCTATTGAGATGTACGGTAACAACCAGAAGTTTATCAACGCTAAAGTGGAAGAAGCCATAGATGAGTAAAGAAGCAATCAACGTGTTAGTACGAGCCCGTGAGGAGATCATCCGGGAAATTGTCCGTGCAGGTGAATCAGGTGGTACAGGGAGAGCATCAAACTACTCTCCTATCCTGAACAACCTTCACCAATCGATCTTGATTCTGCAGGAGTTGGGTGATCAACCCGCACCTGTACCAGAACAAACGTTTGCACAGAAGATGCAAGCAGCAAAAGCAGCTAAGAAGAGCTCCCAATAATTAGACACAAGGAATTGAATAAATATGAACATCCAACATCTCTCTACCTCCACGCCAGCCTCTGGAATTAGTTCAGAATCTTTTGCGCGGAATGACGGAAATGGAAGTAGTGAGGCAGGTGTCCCCAGTATGGCAGACATTCTGAAGAGCTCCCCGGCAGCAGCACTGTTAGGGGTTGACACAGAATCTCAACCCGAAGATACTGAAGAGGATCCGGCCCAAGACGACGATACGGAAGGCACAGACCCTGCTTCCGAGGAAGAGTCTGAAAACAAGACAGAATCAGAAGAATCATCTGAGGAAGATGCTGGTGAGGATGACGAACAGTCTACCCAAGAATCCGGAGATCTACCCGAAGAGGATGACATTGATTGGGAATACAAAATCCCTATGAAGATCGACGGTGAACTGAAATATGTTACACTGGAAGAGGCTCGTAAAGGATATGCAACATCTCAGCATCTGTCAAATGAAGGGCGAAAACTAGGCGAACTGAAGAAAGAGATTGAGAAAGAGAAAGCTGAAGTCCTCAGTGAATTGGTCAATATAGGTACTGTTCTGCATAATGAACTCTCTGCAGTAGAGACATCCTTGCAAAATGAATATGCCCAACTAACCGCTGACATTGACAAAGCTCGTGAGGGTGGTGATACATACACCGCCCGTGAGTTGAAGGACAAAAGGGAGGTTGTGCAGGAGAAATACTGGGCTGCTCGTAATAAAAGGGAAGAACAGATTAAAGGAGTATCCGAACAACTGATCATCCAGCAGAATGAGGCTAAGAAGGTGATGTTGGCAGAGTTTAACAAAACTATTCCAACAGTAATCCCTGACTTCAATGATAAAGTAGCTAAGAGTATTCGAGAGTTTGCTCTTAAAGAAGGTATCCCTGATAGTCTGTTGAGCATAGTGTATGATGCCAACGTTATCAAGTTTATCAATGACTACCGTAAACTGAAGACAGCATCTGAAAAGGGTGCCTCAAAGCGTCGGGAGATCCCCACAGCAAAATCGGTTCCAACTAAGAAGGGAACACCACAGCGACAGAAAGAACAAGCCGCAGTTAATAATAACAGGCAAAAGGTTCTGTCAGGTAATGGTGACTCTCGTGATCAGATGGACTTCCTCAAGAGGATATCTAAAGTTAGCCAAAAACTTTAACTCACTATTAAGATAGGAATAATAAAATGGCAGGTAATACATTTAACACTGGTGGCCCTAAGGCTGCTGCTCGCTCTGCATCCGATACAGGTAATGCAGTAAACGTCTCCGAGAAAGAAGATCTGGCGAACTTCATCTCGATGATCTCTCGCGATGAGACTCCCTTCATGTCGTCTATCGGCAAAACAAAGGCAACTGCTGTCTTCCATGAGTGGCAAACCGATGAGCTAGCCGCACCCGCTTCCAGCCCCGTTGCTGAGGGTGTGAGCTATGCTACACAACAAGCTGCTCAGGCGGCTGAACCTTTCCGTACTCGTCTGGGTAACTACACTCAGATCAACAGCAAGACTGTTACCGTAACTGGTACCAAACGTGCAGTTGATCAGGCTGGTGTTGCCGATGAATATGCATACCAGCTGAAGAAGCGTGGTGTGGAACTTCGTCGTGACGTTGAGTTCGATTTGGTAAACAGCTGGAAGTCGTCTAACGGTTCCGGTACACGTACCTTCGGTGGCTATCAAGCATGGTGTAATTACACCGCTGCTACCACGACTCCCGCAACGGCTCTTAACGTGCTGACTACTCCTTCTGAATACACTGCACCTACTAATCCGGGCGGCGGTGTTGCTGGCACGTTCACGACTGTGACCTCTGCTGACAAGGTGTCCCTGCAGTTGTCTCAAGTGGACACCGTCATGCAAGCCATCTACGAGAACGGTGGTAAGGCAACCAAACTGATGCTCTCCCCGGCTAATCGTCGTGTGTTCTCTGCTAAAGCTCAGGCTGCAGGTAGCTCCACCTCGAACGCTGGAGACGGTAACGTTCGTCGTAATATCGACACTGATGGTAAACTCCGTCAGTCTGTCGAGATCTACATGAGTGACTTTGGTGACATCATGGTGGTGCCTAACTATGTGATGGGTATCTCCAACACATCCATCTCCGGTCTGGATAATGCAGCTAACTTTACTGCGTTCCTCTATGATCCGATGTGGTTCAGCTATGCCTCGCTGCGTCCTTTGCAGGAAGTTGATCTGGGTCAGTTGGGTGACTCTATCATCGGTCAGATCGTTGAAGAGGGTACTCTGGAGTGTCGGAATCCGAAGGGAGCCGGAATGATCTTCGGATTGTCCGGTGCTTAACCGAAAGTACGCTCATATTTAATGAGCTATAACAAAAGGGAGTTGGAGAAATCTGACTCCCTTTTTAATTGTTGTAAGCAGTCGTCTGCTTAAAGGAGGTAAATATGTTTTTTCTTAGGATCACAGACACAGACGGTAGTCGAGTGCTTATACCAGATAAAGCGGTCATATCAGTAAAAACTGCATATGATCAGCCAGTTGCATCTACACAATACTCGAATAGCGGTGTATATCGCGGACCTATTACTCGTGTAAAATACATGAGCGGTGGTGTAATTTTTGAGGAGTATGTAGATGTATATGATGGTAGTAACAAGTTGTACGAATATGGTATGGTCATGGTTGATGAGTCGTATTCGGATGTACTGTCGAATAAAGTAAGTTTTGGATATGTGCGCACCATCGCCAGCATCCTCTCCAAATACTCCGGCTCCCACCATTGGGACTTTGGTGTCAGTTCCGACAAGGTAGCTGCTGGTGCGTCGATGACACCGAGCCAGTTCGCTGCGGCATATCCGGCACATGCGCTGTTTCAAGATACAGCCGGGACTACCCCCGCGTATCAAATAACGCATCCAGTGGCTTTATGCAAAGACGCTGTTGGTACGGCACATGCCAGCCAATCTACAAGCACAAAGCGGCCCGTGCTGAGTGCGCGGGTGAATCTGCTTGTGGCGACTGAGGATTTCAGTAATGCGGCATGGGCGTTATCTACCGCGTCAATTAGCGCAAATTCGGCATCTTCGCCAGTCGGAACATTAACAGCAGACAAGGTTTCAGCATCATCATTCGGTAACAGTCGGGGCGTATACGCATCAGTCACAGCATTGGCGACAAGGTACAAAACATCCGTTTACGCTAAGAGCGCTGAATCTTCAAGGCTTTGCATTTACAGTGAAGCAGGAACCGCAGCAGGTGTTGCTTGGTTCAATTTGGCCTCTGGCACTGTTGGCACGGTTGCAAGTGGGTACACCGCGACAATAGCTTCATGCGGGAGCGGGTGGTTTCAATGCACCGTTGAATCGTTATTCACTGCTGGAACTAGGTATGCGTTTTTCGGCCCGGTTGATGCTGACAACTCGGTGTATTCAACTGCGTCCACAGGCATCTACCTCTGGGGCGCAGACATCCGACCCGCCAACTCCCCCACAAACCTCCCCGCCTATCAGCGCGTCACAACCAGCACGGACTACGACCTGACCGGGTTCCCGCTGCGAGCCGTTTGGGACGGTGTGGATGACTGCTTGGTTGTGCCTACGTTGGACTTGTCGATTACGGATAAGGTGACGGTGGTTGCGGGGGTGACGAAGCTAGCAGATGCGTCAACACAAGTCTTGTTTGAACTTAGCACTGACAGCAGTCTAACTGCGGGAAGTGTTGGTTTTACTACCGCTGCCAACGGGTACAGATTTAGAACAGGTGGAAGCACTCCAACATCGTTCACTATATCTAGTTTGCCGCCACCTGCATTTAATGTTGCAACGCTTACATCATCCATATCAGCAGACAGTGCCGTGCTAAATGTCAATGGCACCACGGTGACCAGCGCATTGGATCAAGGAACAGGCAACTTCCGTTCTGACGCCTTCTACATCGGCCAACGCGCAGGTACATCTTTGCCATTCTCCGGTGCAATCCAATCCATCACCCTGATCCCCGCACTCATCACCGCAAGCGAAACCGCAGTGATTGAGTCGAGTGTCAACAACAGCATGGGACGGGTCTACTGATGTACACATATCTAAATTTGCTGGTGACAGCAGCAGCCACACCACTCGCGCAACAACTCATCGAAGCCGTAGCAGGAGAGGCGGGAAAAGACACTCTGAGCGTACCACTGGTGCCCGTAGGCTCCCCACCCGGCACACCAGCCACATGGTTCGGCGCATCCGGTGCTATCGGTAGTGAGCTGGTCCCGCTGCTCAAGGATGCTCAGGCACTTGCTGAGGCTGCTGGCATTGATTTGTCGCAGGCTGAACTGCTGTTGAGTCAGGCAGACATTACAGAGATTGACGCAGAGCCGTGGGCGGCAGTGCTGGAGCGATTGGGGCTTGAGCGGCAGCAGGAGGCGCTATGAGTCCCATTGCAATTTGGTTGCTGTGGCTGCACTGGCCTTGGCGCGTATGAAGCACGTAGCCTCGTTCCTGCTGGTCTGCGTGGCAGTGTTCGCTTGCGTTGTCATCACGCTATTCCTGTCAGGCTGCGCACCGCGCTTTATTCTGGGTGCAGAGACTCCACCGCCTGATGGCTGTGTACAGGCAAGGGCACGCGGCCATGACTGTTAGCGATCTGATTGCAGAGCAGGCTGTGCAAGTCGAAAAAGCCAAGGCGCTAAACGAGTACATGCATACCGCCAGCTTTTTGGCAAAAAGCAAACACGAACAAAATCTTTACTTCGGTGTTTGGGTATCCATGCAGCAAACCGGTTTTGCACTAACCCGGCTGATCGAGGCCATCAAATGAGCGTGGACGAGATCTTCAAAACGGTCATGGCGACATTTCGCTACACGTCAGACCGCGCCCAGTTCAATACAGACGACTACTGGCAGACGCTGGAAGAGCTGGACATGAATGGTGGCCTTGGCGACTGCGAGGACGCAGCAGCGGCATTTGTCCACAAGCTGCGAGAGAACGGACATACAGCGCGGTTTGTTCTGTGCTTGACCGAAGACTCAGACGCGCATCTGGTGGCTGAGACTGAGGGGCAGATTCTCTGCAACAGGCAGACACAGGTGCTGCCGTTGGATAGGCTGAACTACCGTTGGCTGGCGTGTTCTGGGGATAAGCCGGGGATGCCGTGGCGACGGATTGTCTCCGCATAACCAAGAAGTTGAAAATCGTCCCATTTTTTATGGAAATGGAACAGCTACCACGGCAAAGTGCCGTGCATGCCATCACAAACATCCATCCAAACGCGCACCGCCGACATGCCCCTGGTGGGCCTGCAAATGGAAGTGCGCAACGTCACCCGCGCCGACGCTGCTGCCGGTGAATCTGCCCCCGCGGCCCGGTTCGAGCTGGTCTTCACTACTGGCGCTCCAGTGCGTCGTTATGACTGGCAAAACGGCCGTTACTACATCGAACAACTCGAAGTCTCTGCCGAGGCAATCAATACCGAGCGCCTGGTCCGTGGCGCCCCGCTGCTGAACAGCCACAGCGCCTACAGCCTGGAAGACCAGATCGGCGTGTGCGACCAGCCCACCATCAGCAACGGTGAAGGCGTGGTGCAAAGCCAGCTCAGCCGTCGCGAATCCGTGCGCGGCATCGTCCAAGACCTTGAAGACCGCGTTATCCGCAACGTCAGCGTCGGCTACGTGCGCGACGCCATCGAAATGATCGCCCCTGCCCAACTCACCGGCATGTGGACTTACCGCGTCACCCGCTGGACCCCTATGGAGGTCAGCCTTACCCCTATTCCTGCCGACATGGACAGCCAAGTCCGTAGCGTCGGTGGCCGCCTGCAAGACGCAGCCGGCCATGAAGTGCGCAGCTACCCCTGCGCCATAACCGAGTTAACGCCCACGGTGGGCATTTCCGCCGCAACCCCAACCCCAACTACAGAAGGACGTTCCATGCCTGGTAACACCAACGCCGACGGCGGCACCACCGCCCCGGCCCAAACCCTCACGCCCGCAGCCATTGCTGCACCTGCAGCTGCACCGGTCTCTGCCCCCGCAGCCGCCGACACCCGCGCTGCCGACATTGCCGACCTCTGCGCACGCCACGGCGTGTCACAGCTCGCGCAAACATGATTCGCGCCGGCAACACGGTCGAACAAGCCAGCCGCGCGGTGCTTGACGAACTTGCCCGCCGCGACAGCGCATCGGGTGGCCACCGCAATGTGGGCCGCATTGAAACCGTGCGCGATGAGATGACCACCCGCATGGCTGGCATCGAGCAGGCCATCCTGCATCGCATTGCCGCCAACACCCAGCTGGACGACAATGGCCGCCAGTACCGGGGCCTGAGCCTCATTGAAATGGGCCGCGACTTCCTGGAGGCCCATGGCCAGCAAACCCGTGGCCTGGACCGCATGACCCTGGCTAGCCGCATACTCAACTTCCGCGCCGGTGGCCCCATGGGCACCAGCGACTTCAGCAGCCTGTTTGCCAACGTGGCCAACAAACGCCTGCGCAGCGCGTATGACGAAAACGCAGGCACCTACGCCCTGTGGGCTCGCCGCGCACCCAACGCGCCTGACTTCAAAAACATGTCCGTGGTCCAGCTGGCCGGCGCGCCCGATCTGCTGCAAACCAACGAGGCCGGTGAGTTCAAATACGGCGCCATGTCCGACGGCGGCGAGACCTACGCCATGCTGACCTACGGTCGCATCGTGTCCCTCACACGCCAAGCCATCGTGAACGACGACTTGCGCGCCTTCGAGCGCATGGTCTCCGCGTTTGGCTTTGCCGCCCGCCGCCTGGAAAACCGCACCGTCTACGCCCAGCTCACCGCCAACGCGGCCCTGGCAGACACCGGCGCGCTGTTCAACGCCACTGCCGTCACCACCGCAGGCGGCCACGCCAACCTGCTCACCAGCAGCGCGCTGGCCATTGGCACGCTGACGGCTGGCCGCACTGCCATGCGCCTGCAAAAGGGCCTGCAGTCCGAAGAGCTCAACCTGGCGCCAAGTTTCCTCATCGTGCCCGCCGCGCTGGAGCAAACCGCCTACAACCTCACCAGCGCCAACTACGTGCCCAGCACCAAAGCGGAAATCAACGAATTCCGTGCCGGTGGCCGCACAGCCGTAACGCCCGTAGTTGAGCCCGTGCTGGACGCCAACAGCTCCACCGCCTGGTATCTGGCCGCCGCAAACAGCCAGGTCGACACGGTCGAGTATTGCTACCTCGACGGCGCAGAAGGCCCGGTTATCGAATCCGAAATCGGGTTCGAGACAGACGGCGTCTCCTACAAATGCCGCCTCGACTTTGCAGCCAAAGCCGTTGACTACCGTGGCCTGCTGAAAGCCACGGCCTGATAGCGCACCACCGGGGCCAGCCAAAAGCATGGCACCGGTAGCCCACCCACCCACTTCAGAGCACACACCATGAAAACTTTTAAGCAAGAGGGTGAAACCCTCACCTTGACCCCTTCCGCAGCAGTTGCCAGCGGCGTTGGCTACCTCTTCGGAGCTGGCCTGTTTGGAGTCGCCATCAACGACACGGCCAACGCCACCGCAGGTGAATTCATTACCGAAGGCGTCGTCACCATTGGCAAAACCAGCGCCCTGGCCATTGCCGTGGGTGATCGCGTTTTTTGGGACGCCACCAACAAGGTCGTCAATAAGACCACCACTTCGCAGCAGTGCGTGGGTGTGGCGGTAGAGGCTGCTGCCAACCCGTCCGCAACTGTGGCTATCAAGCTCGGCCAATACCTGCCGGTTGCGACCTAAATCGAAGCGTCTATCAGACCAGCAACAATGTCTGCCCTGTTTTCGGCCGCCCTCAACCGTCTCAACCGGGCGGTCGTGTCACGGCTTTCTACAAACGAGGTCATCATTGTTGGCGGGTCTGTAGTAGACGCCATCTTCGACAACGGCTACGCGCTGGGCAACGTGGGCCTGATGGGCATGGCCAGCAGCCAGCCCGCCATCACCCTCAAGACCAGCGATGTGCCTGCCAACCCGGTTGGCAGCGCGGTCACTGTGGGGTCAGTTGCTTATGTGGTGGGCGCGCACGAGCCTGATGGCACGGGCCTCAGCCGCCTGGTGCTGGAGACCGCATGAGCACCGCCTTTGCATCCGTAGTGGGCGCGGTTGTGGCAGCGCTGCAGGCCGCGCCTGCCGTGTCGGCACAGGTTGACCGGGTGCGCTTGCGCCCGATCGCCAAAGAGAGCGCCACTGCCATCGTGGTGCGCCCCCTGGGTGCAGAGGCTGACACCAGTGTGGGGCAGGGCGTGGTCGGCATTTGGGCTACATCGGTCACGGTGGAGTGCTATGCCAGATCGGGCGCCTCTGTTTCGCCAGACGTTGCGGTCGACACCCTGCTGCAAGACGCAGCCACCCGGCTGTATCAAAACCGCAGCCTGGGCGGCCTGGTTGGCGACCTCACCCTCAGCACAGTGGCTTATGACTTTGATGTGGACGGCGACAACACCGCCTGCGTCACCCTCACTTATCAAATCCGGCACGCCACGGCGGCGGGTTCACTTTTACCAACCTGAAGGACATTCATCATGACCCCCATTTTCTGGACAAACGTTGGCGTTGACGTACAAACCGCCCTGGCAGCCGCCATCACCATCACCAACATCAGCAAGGCCGCCACCGGCGTTGTCAGCTACTCCGGTGGAGTAGACCCTGCCAATGGCGACTACATCGCCCTGACCGCCAACGGCATGAGCGAAGTGGGCGACCGCGTGTTCCGCATTGCCAGCGTCAACGGCGCTGCCAACACCTTCGAGCTCGAAGGCGAAGACACCACGGATTACCAGACCTTTGTCAGTGGCAGCTTTCAGGTCATCACCTTTGGCGCGTCTTTGACCATTGCGCAGAATATTGCAGTGTCGGGTGGCGACACCGAATTCGCCGACGTCACCACCATCCACGACCTGGTGCGCAAACGTGTGCCCACCATCGTCTCGCCAATGTCCCTGGCCATGGACAACATCTTCGATCTGACAGACCCCGGCTTCATCGAGCTCAACAAGGCCCACAAGTCCAAAACCAAGCGTGCCATACGCCTGCGCTTTGGCACTGGCGCCAAGATGGTGCTCACGGGCTACGCATCCGCTGCCGGTGTGCCCACAGGCCAGGCCCAGGGTGTGGTGCAGATGAAGATGGCCATCGAGGCGCAAAACCTCCCCACCGTCTACGCATCGTAGGTGTTAAGCGCACGGCAGGGTGGTTTTACTTTCATTTTCCACCTGCTGCGGTTTTGCCCGAGCCTGGCACGCCGTGCGCCCCTTTTTACTCGGGCTGTTATATAGATCGGGCACATTGTGGCAATCAAAATCACCGTTTCAGACATCGCAGGCTTCAAGGTTGATGGCGTCATCAACGACGCTGCAGGCAACCCCCAGGCGTTTGACTTTTCCCTCACGGCTACCCGCCTTAGCGGAGACGATGTCGATGCCAAATTGAATGGCGACTACACCGCCCCCGCCATCATGGCCTTCATGCTGGAGGTCAACAAAGGCTGGTCTGGCGTGCGCGATGCAGACGACAAGCCGCTGCCCTATTCGGAGGACGCTTTCCGAGAGCTTTGCAAAATCCCCGGTGTGCTCTTCCTTGCGTACAAGTGCTATCGCGAGCAAACCGGCGCCCGCGCAAAAAACTAGCAGCGCTCGCCCGTGCAATCGCCAGCCAACCATCGCCCAATGATGCAGCCACAGCGCCCAGCCAACCGGCCTGGCTGGCTTCCATTCAAAAGCACCTGGCTGAGGCTGCACCGTCGGGCGATGAGGTTTTGTACCTCTGGCCATGCAACGTGCGTGCGTGGGACTGCTGGTGCGACGTGCAGACCGAGTGGCGCAGCGCTGGGCTTGGCGGCTCATCCTGGCTCGATCTGGCTGGCGTGCGCGCCTACCTTGACGAGGAAGGCATCACCGGTGACGAGCGCAAAGACATCTGGGCCGGCATCCGCGCCGCTCAGGCCGCCACGCTTGAAGCATGGGCAGAAAAAGCCCAAAAGGCCAACCCGCAACCACCAGGACGATAAAAGCATATGGCTAATGTAGGCATCAAAATCAGGGCCACCGACGAGGCCTCTGGCGTCTTCGGCAAGGTAGCCGCCGAGGCAGGCAAGCTGCAGGGGGCAGTGGCCTCGGCTGGCAGCAGCTTCGCCGCGCTGGGCAGCGCCGCCGTGGCGGGCCTGTCGGTCATGAGCCTTGCCAGCAAGATCAAAGACACCATCGACCTGGCCGACAGCTTTAACAAGCTCAGCCAGAAAACCGGCATTGCCGTTGAAGACTTTTCCAAACTCAACTACGCCGCAGGCCTGGCCGACGTCTCCACCGAGAGCCTGGCCGCAGGCATGCGCAAGCTCAATATCAGCATTGCCGAGGCCGCTGGTGGCAACAAAGACAAGGCCGCCATATTCAACGCCCTGGGCGTCAGCATCAAAGACGCAGCGGGCAGCACCCTGTCGGCTGACAAAGTGTTTAAAAACCTGTCGGAATCCATGGCGCAAAGCGCTGACGGTGCCGAGAAAATCGCAGTCGGATCAGACCTCATGGGCAAAGGCTTTGCCGACCTGGTGCCGCTGGTCAATACCGGCGCCAAAGGCTTGGCCGACATGGGCGACGAAGCCACCAAGCTCGGCATCGTCATGGGTGCTGACTTTGCCAAAAACGCCGAAGAGTTCAACGACAACCTGCGCCGCATCAACATGGCCGGGCAGGGCCTTTTTATCACCCTGGCGGGTGATCTGGTCAAGGGCCTGGGCGATGCTGCCCGAGAGATGGCGCAGGCCGCTATCGATGGCGGCAAACTCGCTGGCGTGATTGCGGGCATACAAACCCTGCTGACTGGCACCGACCAATACAAAAACGACAAAGCCCTGGTCGAGCAGAACGACATTCTGTCTAACCTTCAAAAAGCCCTCAACCAGCAAAAAGCAGAGGGCTTTGCCATCGACAGCAAAGTCGTGCAAAACACGCTTGCGCAGATCGACGGCATCAAAGAGCAGCTGCAGCTCACGCAAAATTACCGCAAGGTGCTGCAGGGCGCTGCGGACGATAAGGCCAAGGCCGAAGCGGTAAAACCCACCGACGTATCAGACACGCTAAAAAAAGCCAACGCCCTGATCGGAAAAAGCGGCAACGGCCCCAAACCACCCAAAGACACAGCCAACCCCTTTGCAGCCGAGCAAGACGCCGCAAAAGAGTGGGCCAAGGCCTACGAGTCCGCCACCAAGGCGCGTGACGACCTCATTGCAAAAAATCTGGGCTTGAGCAAGTCAGAGGAAGACCTCAAGCGCTACATGGACAGCACGGCTGCAGCCATCAATGAAAAGACAAACCCCGCCATGAATGCCATGGTGGAGTCAGCTTTCCAAGCCAACATTGCCCTGGAAGCCATGGCCCAGCTGGCCGACACCATAGAGGCCCAGCAAAAGCGCACCAGCACCGCCGAAGAAGAAACCGCCAAGGAGCGCGACCGC